ACTGTGAGCATAATGCTCTGGATGAATTTTGGAGAAACTTAGATGCCCCTGAATAAAAAAGGTAAGAAGATATTAAAGTCTATGAAAAAAACTTATGGTAAAAAGAAGGGAAAGACTGTATTCTATGCTAGCATTAACAAAGGCAAGGTAAAAGGCGTAAAGAAATGATGAATGGCGGTATCATAGGTTTAGCTAATGGCGGTCGTATTGGTTTTGAATCAGGAACAAGAGACGGTCGTACAGTAGGAATGAGCCAAAACAGAGTCACACAACTTCTTGACTTGAGAGAAGAGGCCGTAAATAAAAATGATCGAGACAAAATAATACAGATAGATCAAGAATTATTTACGATGGGCTTTACAACTCCAAAGGCTTTGGGAGGTCGTGTTGGTTTTAAAGACGGTAAACTAGCAGGCATCGTAGATATTCCTATTCCAGGCGAGCTTGACATTTACACTGAATTTTTTATGAAAGAGGAAGGGCTTTCTAGACGAGATGCTGAAAAAAAAGCGGAAGAATTATTATACGGACCAGATAGTCAAGTAAAACTTAAAGACTCAAAAAGAGGTCTTGGTTCAATGAAACAAATGGCTATGGCAGACGAGGACGAAGTAAAAGATCCGAGTGACATGTTAACAGGCGAAGCAATGGAGATGTTTCAATCTGACCCGATGGAAATGATTAAAGAGGCTCTTGAAAAAGGCACGTTATCTCAATTACCTGATTCTGATATATTTGCAATATATGATGCCGCAGTGGAAAATGGAACCTTTGACGGAAGTTTTGAAGAGTTTAAAGCTCTGCTGTCACAACTACAACAGCAACAAAGACGACCTGAAGGCATTATGCAAACAATGGTAACTTAATATGGCTATTGATAGGGAGATGCCGCTCAAAGAACAAATGAAGTTCGATATTCGAGCGCAAGAAGTAGATGTTATGGAAGGTGATCCGCAGCTTGATGCTGACGGTGGCGCAACAATAAACTTTGGCCCATCACAACCGATGATGGGCGGACATAATGAAAATTTAGCTGACAATATGAACGACGGTGATCTTGAAATGATTGCAAGAGAACTTTCTGATGCATATGATGGCGATAAAGAGTCAAGAAGTGATTGGTCATCTACCTATGCAGAAGGTTTAGAGTTATTAGGGATGCAGTACGAAGATCGAACAAATCCTTTCCCTGGTGCGTCTGGTGTATCTCATCCTCTACTTGCAGAATCTGTTACTCAATTTCAAGCGCAATCGTATAAAGAATTATTTCCTGCAGGAGGTCCTGTAAAGACTCAAATTATGGGTGCTATTAATCCACAAGTTGAGCAACAATCACAACGCGTAAAAGAGTTTATGAATTATCAACTTACTCACATCATGGAGGAGTACGAGCCCGAACTGGATCAGATGCTTTTTCATCTCCCCCTATCCGGTTCGGCGTTTCGTAAAATATACTTTGACAACACTTTAGGCAGACCCGTTTCTAAGTTTGTATCCTCTGAGGACTTAGTGGTGCCGTATGAAGCCACTGACTTGCACACATGTTCTCGAATTACACATGTTGTAAAAATGATGTCAAACGATCTTAGAAAATTTCAAGTGTCGGGTTTTTATCGTGACATAGAAGTAGGCCAACCATCTTCAGATGACCCTAGCGAAGTGCAAGATAAAATTGATGAGTTGGATGGCAAACAAAAAACTTATACCAAGAATGATGTTTATACTTTACTTGAGATGCATGTCGATCTTGATTTACCTGGTTACGAAGATGCCAATGAGGCAGGCGAAGAGACTGGAATTCGTTTGCCGTACATTGTAACTATAGAAGAGAATTCAAATCAAATATTATCTATACGAAGAAACTGGAATGAGACTGATCCACTTAAAATTAAAAAACAATATTTCGTTCATTACAAGTTTTTGCCAGGTCTTGGTTTTTATGGTTTTGGTCTTATCCATATGTTGGGTGGTCTCACAAAAACCGCAACCTCTGTACTACGACAGCTTATCGATGCCGGCACACTCGTCAACTTACCAGCTGGGTTTAAAGCTCGCGGACTAAGAATCCGTGATGACGATCAGCCATTAGTTCCTGGTGAGTTCAGAGATGTTGATGCACCAGCCGGTGACCTGCGTGCGTCGTTAATGACCTTGCCGTACAAAGAACCATCGGGCACATTATTTAATCTACTTGGTTTTGTTATCGACAGCGGTAAATCTTTTGCGGCCGTTGCTGATATGAAACTGGGCGAAGGTAATGAAGTTAATCCTGTAGGCACAACCATGGCACTTCTTGAGCGCGGTATGAAAGTAATGTCTGCTATTCACAAAAGAATGCATGCTGCACAAGGTAAAGAATTTAAGTTGCTTGCAAAACTTTTTGCAGAAACATTACCGCCTGTCTATCCGTACCAAATTGTCGGAGGCAATCAAGCGATTAAAGCACAAGACTTTGATGCACGTATTGATGTGATCCCTGTATCAGATCCAAACATATTTTCTGTCACACAAAGAGTAACGTTGGCACAGCAACAATTACAGTTAGCACAAGCAGCACCGCAGATGCATAATATTTACGAAGCGTATCGAAGAATGTATGAAGCCATGGGCGTGCAAAATATTGACGCGATTTTAGCTCCGCCGCAACAGCCACAGCCAAAAGATCCTGCAACAGAAAACTCTGAGATACTTGCAGGTTTACCAGCACAAGCTTTTCAAGGACAAAATCATGACGCGCACATAGAGTCGCATTTTGCAATGATGAATAGTAGTGTGGTAAAAGCAAGTCCAGTGGTTATGGCAAACTTACAGGCGCACATCATGCAACACATATCACTTAAAGCCCAAGAAGAAATACAGCAAGAAGTTCAAGCACAAATGCAACAACTGCCACCTGAACAACAACAAATGATGCAACAACAGATGATGATGGAGATGCAATCACGTGTTGCTGAGCGTGAGTCTGAGTTGATTGCCGAGTTTGTAGCAGAGTATGAAGAATTGTTAAAAAATTCTGGGGCTGATCCATTGCTTGATTTTAAACGCGAAGAGTTAGATGTTAAACAACAAGACATGATGAGAAAAGCACAAGAGGCAAACGAAAGATTAGGTCTTGAGAAAAAGAGAATAGACAACAGAGAAGATATCGACCGTGAAAAAATAGATCAACAAAAAGATGCCATCGCCCTTCGATCGGCGATCGCTACAGAGAAGTTAGAAAAAGATTCTGTAAACAAAGTTATGGATAAAGCAGAAAAGATTACATCGAACATGGATAAAATAACATCTAATGTTATGAAGCCAAATGGAGGATTGTAATGTCGTTTCCAGATAAAAGAGGTTTAGTGGATGGTCCTGGGGGATATCGAGGACATCATGGTGGCGGATCTAGAGGCGGTCAAGGTCAAACCGGTAGAGGAGGTCTTAGAGGAGGAGATAGAGGCGGACCAGGCAGAGCAGGAAGATCAAGTGGACCAGGCGGCGGAGAGGGTCGAGCAAGAAGAGAACGAGAGGCAAGAGAAGCAGCGCAAAGAGCAAAAGAAGCTAGATTAGCTCAAGAGGCTGCACAAGCTCGTCAAAGACTTCAAGAACTAGCAGCGGCAAGAGAAGCAAAACAAGCTCGCGAAAGACTTAAAGAACTAGCTGCAGCAAGAGAAGCAGAACAAGCTCGTGAGGAACTTAAAAGATTAAATGAACAAAGATTGGCCAAAGAAGCAGAACAAGCTCGTGAGGAACTTAAAAGATTAAATGAACAAAGATTGGCCAAAGAAGCTGCGGAGGCTCGTGAAGAACTTGAAAGATTAAACAAACAAAGACTGGCTAAAGAAGCTCAAGAGGCACTAATAGCATCAGGGGCTCAAACGAGAAAAGACACAACCACAACTCCGTCAGCTTTACAAGAAAGAGTTACGATCAACAGAGTGTTAGATCAAAACCCCAATATATTTGGAGATGATCCAGATCCTACAGACTATGTTCTTCAAGATGAGGGCGGGCTCGATGTTTTACGAGATGCAGGCACTAAGCAACGAATAGGAAGTGTCGGCGAGTTTGGAGACATGTTGCCTGGTCCCCTGTCTTCTATTGGAAGTTTCTTTTTAGATCCTAAAACAACAACATTTACAGTTGATCCGTTGTTTGCAAGACAAGATCAATTCGGAGGATTGACAGGAGGTATAGGTTCTCTTGAAAGACAAATGGGTGGCGGAGATGGTCTAAGACAACAAACAACTGCTGCTGCTTTATTACCTTCAGAAGAGCCTTTAGAAGAAGAAGCAGAACAAGAAGAAGCAGAACAAGAAGTTTTAACAGGATTTACTGGAGATCAAAGAGGAACAGGATTTACGCCTTCTATGGGGAGCACTGGCATTGCGTCTACTCCCGCGGCAGGTAATTACATGGACTATATAAATTACGCGTTTCGTCCTGTAAATTTAGCAACGCCCTTTGCAGGTCAACCTACCCAACAGGTTACAGGCTTTAATCCTTTGTTTAGTAACAATCCTGTATACCGAGCAGCGCATGGTGGTTTCATAGGATTTATGGACGAACCATTAAACATTATGTACCCAAGTAATGGAAATATGGTTGTGCAAGACGGAATAAGTGGTATATTAAAAAAATATAAGGAAATAAGATCAGAATTATAGAAATTTATGGACGGATTATGGTTAGGCGATAAGATTTTACGCCTTATTCGCGACAAGAAAGAGAAAACTACGCAATATGTGATGCAAGGAAGCACTACAGAGAAGCACGACTATCATTTTATGCTTGGTGGTTACCGAGTATTAGAGGAAATGGAAGACGAACTTAAAGAAATACTAGATAAAGGAGAAAAAGATGACTGATTTAATTTTACCAGAGCGTATGGCTAAAGCTAGACGCAAACAAAAAACAAAGATAGAGGAAGAAGGCAAAACAGCTGTCGAAATAGAGAAAAAACAACAAGAAGTTGAAGAAATATACGGTGAAAGAGAGTCAAAATACATTGATCCTGACAATATTGATGAAAATATAGCTGGAAAACTGCCTAAACCTACCGGTTGGAGGATACTTATATTGCCTTATTTAGGCGCTGAAAAGAGTAAAGGCGGTATTATTTTAACTGATCAATCTCGTGAAAGAGAGCAATTAGCAACCGTTTGTGGCTATGTGTTAGCCACTGGCCCTGATGCATATGCCGATACAAATAAGTTTCCAGAAGGCCCATGGTGCCAAAAAGGTGATTGGGTGATCTTTGCACGTTACGCGGGGTCAAGATTAAAAATTGATGGTGGTGATTTAAGACTCTTGAATGATGACGAAATTCTTGCTATAATACAAGATCCAACTGATATCTTACATATGTAGTTGGTCTTGCAAAATAAATAACCATGGAGAACAAGAACCATGCCCGAGGCACAAAAAGAACAAATACAGGACGATAGACTCGTACCTATTGACACCAGCGGTGAGTCCGTTGATGTTGAACTAAAAGAATCCAATGTAACACCTGTTGAAGAAGAACAGGAAGTTGTTGAAGAACAACAAGCTACACCTGAGCCAGAAAAAACGGAAGAAGAAAAACCGTCAACGGACAAAGGTGAGCATGACGATTATAGTGAAAAAGTAAATAAACGAATTGCTAAACTTGTCGGTAAACTTCGTGAAGCAGAACGTAGAGAGGATGCTGCTGTTAAATATGCAGCTGGACTAAAAGATAAACAAACAGATCTTGAAACACAACTGCAATCACTAAATCAAAATTATGCGTCAACAATGGAGACTGCTTCCACGTCACAAGTTGAAGAAGCAAAATTAAGATTAAAAAAAGCTATTGAAGAAGGTGACGTTAATGCGCAAGCAGATGCACAAAGTATCCTTGCAAGAGCGTCGCTTGATGTTGAGAGAGCAAAGATTCAAAAAGAACAATTAGAAGCACAGGCTGCAAAGTTTCAAGAGAAAAAAGAAGAGATCGTTCAACAACCTATTGAATCACAAGCTCCACCACCGCCTGATCCAAAGGCACAAGCGTGGGCAGAAAAAAATGAATGGTTTGGTAAAGATGAGGCAATGACATACACAGCTTTTGCTATTCATCGTAAACTTGTTGAACAACAAGGATATGACCCGCGATCTGACGAATATTATGAAGAAATTAATCGTCAAATACAAGAACAGTTTCCAACAAAATTTGAAGGAGAAAAAAGCAAAAAAGTGGTTGACCAAACGGTTGCACCTGCTGTAAAGTCTACTTCAAAGACAAAAGGAAAACGAACTGTGAGACTCACACCCTCACAGGTCGCAATCGCTAAAAAACTCGGTGTGCCTTTAGAAGAATATGCTAAATACGTGAAGGAGTAGCAATATGGAAAAGAAAACAAGAACCTCACGCTCATCTCAAACTAGAGAAAAAACTGCCAGAAGGCAGCCATGGCGACCACCATCTAGATTAGACGCGCCAACTCCCCCAGCTGGATTCAGATACCGTTGGATTCGTGCTGAAGTTATGGGCCAAGACGACAAGAAGAATGTATCTGCTCGAATGAGAGAAGGATATGAACCAGTAAGACTGGAAGAACTTGGAGACTTTGATGCCCCGACTGTAGAAGATGGAGCAATGAAAGGCGTGGTCACTGTAGGTGGATTACTGCTAGCCAAGATACCTGAAGAAATTGTTGAGGAACGAAATGCGTATTTCGCTCAACAAACGAGAGATCAACAGGAAGCTGTTGATAACAACCTTCTAAGGGAGCAGCACCCAAGTATGCCTATCGATAATCCAAATAGGCAATCAAGAGTAACTTTTGGCGGTGCAAAGAAGTCAGATTAGATTTCACACCTTACAACATTCGCTGAATTTTTGGATTAATAACTAATAATTTATTAGTCTAAGGAGGACTATAATTATGGCAAATAAAGACGCAGCCTTTGGGTTTAAACCTGTAAGGTCTTTAAGTGGTGGCGAAATTCGTACTCAAGAGTACACAATCGCTGCTAACTACGCGACTAGCATCTTTACTGGTACGCCAGTATTAGGAGTTACCGCGGGAGGCATCAACATTGCTGTTGATTCTTCTGGAACGCCAGGACACATTCTGGGTTCTTTTGGTGGTTGTTTTTATACAGATCCAACAACTGGGAAGCCAACTTACAAGTCGCATTATGCGCAAGTAAACGCTTCTGATATTGTTGCTTATGTATATGATGACCCTTCTTTAATCTTTGAGGCGCAACATGATGGCACAGGAACTGCTGCTATGAACTTTGGAGGCTTTGACTTCGTAGGTTTAAGTGGTAGCACAACTACTGGTATATCATCTGCAGAAATTGACACTTCTGAGCTCGCTACATCTGGACAATTCCAACAACTAGGAATTTCTAAAGATCCAGATAATAGTGATACTTCAAGTGCAAACGTTAACGCGTATGTAATGGTCAACTCTGCTGGAGATAACTCAGCTGCTGGTCACCAGTTGTCAACTCAAGCAACATTATCATAATAGGAGGATTTAGATTATGGCAATTAATAGAGCAC